GAAGTAATCGCTGACAGAGGCATCTGGACTGCAAAGAAACGATACGTTTTGAATGTACACAATTCTGAAGGTGTGCAGTATGATGAACCAAAACTCAAGATTATGGGGTTAGAGGTTGTCAAGTCTTCAACGCCTGCACCTGTGCGTGTGATGTTGAAAGATGCTATCAAAGTTATTGTGAATGGTTCGAATGATGACCTTCTAGAATTCATTGAGAATGCAAGAACAGAATTCAACTCACTACCGCCAGAAGAGATTGCTTTTCCTCGCTCGGTGAATGGTGTTGAAAAGTACAAGTCTGATATCAAAATCTATACGAAAGGTACGCCCATGCATGTTCGTGGTGCGCTGATGTATAATGAACTTGTACGCAATAAGAAGATAACTAATCGTTATGCTCAAATTAAAGATGGTGAAAAAATCAAGTTCATTCACTGTAAGATGCCAAACCCTATTGGCGAAAACATTATTTCTTTTCTAGCAACTCTTCCCGAAGAGTTTGACATGCATAAGTATATTGACTATGAGATGCAATTTACGAAAGCATTTTTAGAACCTCTACGATTTATTGCAGAGAGTATCAATTGGCAGTTAGAAAAGATTGCAACATTAGAAGATTTTTTTGGATAGGAGATAGATATGGAAGAAGAAATCAAAAATGCACTTATTACTCATGCTCAAGGTCATATTGACAAACATGCTATGAATGTAAAAATTCTCATGCGTAACGCAGTAGGCATTGGTGAGCATGGTGATATACTAGAAGAAATTGAAAAAGAACTAAAGATAATTGCAGAATATCATGATGAAATTGAGATGATACACAAATATATCAGTCCTGCCCATCCTTATGATAAATTACCTTGACATTCAATGTAAACTGTAGTATAGTGAATATTAATTATAGGAGATATTATGAATAGTTTTTTAAAAGATATTGTCAAAGAGAGTAAGAACGAGTTTGCTGGCGTTGTCGCAGATGGCGTAGAAGCAGGTGATGTTTCTACTTTTATTGACAGTGGTTCTTATATCTTCAATGCACTGTTAAGTGGTAGCATCTACGGTGGTTTACCTGCTAACAAGATTACAGCAATCGCAGGGGAATCCGCAACTGGAAAAACCTTCTTTGCTCTCGGTCTGTGTAAAAGTTTCTTAGATGCTAATCCAGATGCTGGAGTAGTTTACTTTGAGACTGAGAGTGCATTGACAAAAGATATGATTGAAGAGCGAGGCATCGATGGTAATCGTATTGTAATGATGCCTGTTACAACTGTGCAAGAGTTTAGAACTGAAGCAATTCGTATTGCTGACAAGTATCTTGAACAGAAAGAAGAAGATAGACAACCTCTGATGTTTGTGCTTGATAGTCTTGGTATGCTATCGACAACGAAAGAAATCGAAGATACCGCAGATGGTAAAGAGACAAGAGATATGACTAGGTCACAACTAGTCAAAGCGGCATTCAGAGTATTGACGCTAAAACTAGGTAAAGCAAAAGTACCTATGGTCGTCACTAATCACACTTATGACCAGATGGGTACTATGTTTCCTCAGAAAGTTATGGGCGGTGGGTCAGGTCTTCAATACGCCGCATCAACTATCGTGTTCTTGTCTAAGAAAAAAGACAAAGAAGGAACAGAAGTTGTAGGTAACATCATTCACTGTAAACTGAACAAGTCACGATTGACTAAAGAAAACTCTATGGTTGATGTATCACTGAAATACAAAGGTGGTCTAAGTCGTTGGTACGGTCTACTTGAACTTGCAGAAGAAGCAGGTATCTTTAAGAAAGTTGCAACTCGTATTGAATTACCTGATGGTGCTAAACTATATGGTAAGCAAATCTTATCTGATCCAGAAAAGTATTTCACTGAAGAAGTGATGCAAAAACTAGACGCATTTGCTAAGGAGAAGTTTACATATGGTGGTGAAGTATAGTCACGTTAAAAAAGAGACTTTCATCGCCACTCGTATCGATGAAGGTAAGTATGCAGGTATCGTGTATCAAGTCGGTCGTATTCAGTTTAGTAAACCTGATGAGACAGGTCATAGAGCAATGCGATTTAAGTACGAGATACTTGAGAATAAAAAGTCGATTGAAATTGAAAATGATATCACCAGTATCATAGGTGATATCATTGTCGACCAAATGGAAAAACAAATAGAAGCAGGTGAATTAGTATATGCAAACGGCACGGATTGAAACAACAATATTATCTAACCTATTACTGAATGAAGAATTCGTAAGAAAAGTTATGCCGTTCTTGAAACCTGAGTACTTTCATGATAGTTCAGAGAAACTGGTATTTGCAGAGATATACAATGCAATTACCAAATATAATAAACTACCTACCACAGAACAAATCATTATTTCTCTTAATGAAGCACACAATGTTCCTGAACCTGAATTTAAATCTGCGGTTGAACTAATAAATAGTCTCAATGAGCAGTCTGCAGATAATGCTTGGTTGATTGATATCACCGAGAAATTCTGTAAAGATAAAGCAATCTACAATGCCATCGTAGAAGGCATTCAGATAGTAGAGGGGAAGGACAAGCAACGGTCACCAGATGCTCTTCCTTCTCTACTATCTGATGCTCTCTCTGTGTCATTTGACCCTAATGTTGGTCATGACTATTTTGAACAATCAGATGAGAGATTTGATTTCTATCACACAAAAGAAGAAAAGATACCTTTCAATCTCAAGTACTTTGACTTGATTACAAAAGGTGGTCTACCAAGCAAAACACTCAATGTGGCACTAGCAGGTACGGGCGTTGGAAAATCCTTATTTATGTGCCACCTTGCCGCAAACTATATGATGCATGGAAAGAATGTCCTTTACATCACTATGGAGATGGCAGAAGAGCGTATTGCTGAACGTATTGATGCTAATCTACTGAACTTAGATATTCAGACATTGAGCGAACTACCAAAGAGTATGTTTGACAAGAAGATTGCATCTTTACAAAAAGAAACACACGGCAAATTGATTGTCAAAGAATACCCTACAGCGACCGCACACAAAGGTCATTTTGATGCGCTGATAAATGAACTAGCACTAAAGAAAAGTTTCAAACCTGATGCTATCTTTATTGACTATCTCAACATCTGTGCATCTCAGCGTTTCAAAGCAGGAGCATCACAGAACTCCTATACTATTATCAAATCAATCGCAGAAGAATTGCGAGGTCTAGCAGTAGAGCATAATGTTCCTATCATCTCTGCTACACAGACTACGAGACAAGGGTTCTCTAGTACCGATATTGGACTAGAAGACACTTCAGAAAGTTTTGGACTACCAGCAACATGTGATTTCATGTTTGCACTGATATCAAATGAAGAACTAGAACAGCATAATCAAGTTCTAGTGAAGCAGTTGAAAAATCGATACAACGACCCTACAAAATACAAGCGTTTTGTATTGGGTATCGACAGAGCAAAAATGCAGTTGTATGATGTAGAGGACTCTGCACAAGAAGAACTTGTAGAGAACATGGTACCCAAAAACGTACCACAAGGGGTACAAGTAGTAGAAACTAATGGATTTGATAAACTAAAGGAACAACGCAATGAAAAGCAAAAGTATAAAGACTTCTCGACATTCAAGATTTAAGATTGAGTTTGATGGTAGTAGAAATATTTGGTGTATTCATGATACCAAATACGATGATATTATTGAAGTCAGTCCTAAAAGAATTGAAGCAAAGCATAAATGTGATATTCTAAACACAGGAACAGGGTTCGAAGACTGGCAGATTCCTTCATTTATGAGAAACACTTTCTTTAAAAAAGCATAAATACTACTTGACAAGTACCAATTTGTATAGTATTATATAACTATATTGAGAAGAGAGGTTGTATGTTAGTAGTAGATGTAGTCGGTAGTAATAAAACGAAGCGCGATATTGCTTATAATGTCGTGCATTTCATGTTGCAAAAACTACTACCTAGATTGCGTAATATTGAAATTGAAGTCAAGTTCAGTAAAATGACCGATGATGCAGTAGGTTACTGCATGATGCTAGATAACAATCGTGAGTATCAATTAGAAATATCAAGAGACCTTAACATAAAAGAACTTGTTATGACTATCTGTCATGAGATGGTGCATGTCAAGCAGTATGTTCGAAATGAAATGAAAGAAGGTCAGATGGTTTGGAAGAAAAGACCAGTTGCTTCAGATACGAAGTATTATGACCTACCTTGGGAAAAAGAAGCATACGCAATGCAAGCATCACTTGCAAAAGCATGTTGGAATAAAGGAATCTTTTAATGTCATTACTCCCACTAGGTGAGTTTACAAAATATGGTATTGAGCGACCACAGATATTGATGGAAAAACTTTTTCTGTTGAATGGTCGCTCAAACACTATTCATACACCAGATGGTACTTTCGAATTAGATGGTATCATTATCAATGGTAAAGAAACCCTACGAACACCTAGTTCGATGCCAAGTCTGGCAGATGAACTTGCTAGAGAGATTGCAAGTTTCAAAGATAATACTGCTGGACAAAAAGTAGAACTTAAAGGTAAATATACCGGACAAGAGAGAACTACTATCATTGGTATTGGTAAGATGACTAAGACTGAAGAGTTTGGTGGACAACCTGCCGGCGGAAAGAAAGAAAATAAAGGACTGAAGTTTGAGCGTGACTTAGCAAACTCACTAGTGAATTACGCAAATGGAATAAAAGAGTCCACAGACACACATGCTAAACTAGCACATGAATTAATGTCTGCAGTGTGTAAGCAGAACCGTTCACCAGTAAAAGAAATTAAGCAGATGGGCGGTGCTAACGAAAGTCGTCCATTCGTTATGATGAATGGTAAAGTCGCAATCGGACCAGGTAATCCTGCAGACGTTGGTAAAAAGTTGACTGATATCACAGTCTTTCATTCTGATAGAACTGAGAGTTATCTATCAGCAAAGTTTTCAAGCACATTGACATTTGTTAATACTGGTGTAAAAGGTGCTGGTAAACCATTCACTGAAGCAGAAGTAAAAGCAGGAATGATTACAAACGATATGGGTAAGCAATTACTCAAAGCACTTGGTATTGATAATGCAACATTCTGTGCAGTATTTAATCTATATGGAACTGGACAGAAAGCGGCAACGCCTCATGTGGTTGATGTGACTTCCGCTGTTGACAAACCACTTCTAACAAATCTACTCATGTCTGCTATCGGCGCAAACTACTGGATGGTTCATGGACAAGGCGGCGGTAAAGCATATTGTTGGTGGGTAGGAACAGAACAAAATAAAAAGTATGCGAATATCAATGCATCTAAGTTTACTTTATATTATGGTGGTATCACAAACGGTACAGCAAAACGTATTGATATGAAGTTCTCAAACTCGTACTTTGATTTTAAACTAAATATAAGAAATAAACAGGGAGGGATAGCACCAACTCACTTCTTATTGGACTATACGTCAAAAGAAGCGACAGGCAAGAAGTTACTAGGATAATGTGTGACAAAAATATCACATAGTATAAAAAAAATGAGAAAAAGTGAAAAAAACCCTTGACTTTTACCGAAAGTGTGTTATAGTATAAGCATGATTAGTTTTAAGAAACATACAGAACAGTTGTCAGAAAACCGCAATACGCATCTGACACATATCGAAGAAACCATTATCACTGATGGTGCTAGTGGTGCAGAAAATGCTATTAACTTCCTGAAAGAAGTTCGTAACATGCTATCAAGTAATGTTCGAACTGGTGTAAACATCACTACTAAATGGGATGGTGCACCTGCTATTTTCTGTGGTGTCGACCCAGAAGATGGTAAGTTCTTTGTTGCGACTAAATCAGTTTTCAATGCAAGTCCTAAGTTAAACAAAACGAGTGCAGATATTAAAAAGAACCACCAAGGTGGTCTTGTCGAAAAACTTGAAGTTGCACTTAAAGAATTGTCTAAGTTAGGTATCAAAGGTGTCATTCAAGGTGACATGATGTATACAAAAGCAGACTTGCAGACTAAGACAATTGAAGGTGAAGAGTATATTATCTTTCAACCTAACACAATTGTCTATGCTATTCCTAAGAACGGACCTCTTGGTAAGTTTGTTTCTAAAACAAAAATGGGTATTATCTTTCATACAGAGTATAAAGGTAAGACATTACAGACGATGAAAGCATCGTTTAATATAAATATAAGTAAGTTGAGAAAAACGAAGACAGTTTGGTTCGATGATGCCTCATATAAAGATGTTTCAGGCACAGTTACACTAACTAAAGATGAAACCGAAAATCTCAATGGTTACATCGAACGGATTGAAAGTCTTCTACCTAAAGTGTCTAGTTATCTAGATAAGATGGCAGGTGACTTTGATGAAAAGAACCAATTCGCTATTCCAACTAACTTTAAGGTTCATCTGAACTCATACTTCAGAAGTACCGATGATTTACCTGACAGTAACACTATGGTTGCTGACTTTAAGACTTATTGGACTACTAAGTTAGACAAGAAGATTGAAAGTGTAAAATCAGAAGGTGCTAAAGAGAA